TAAACCCTAAAACGATGACAACGAAAACGATTAACCTGTACGAATTTGACGAACTTGACGATACCGCAAAAAACAAGGCGGTTGACGATAACCGCTGTATCAACGTTGATTATTGGTGCTGGTGGCATAACGTTTGTGACAATGCCAAAACAATAGGGCTGGATATTACAGACTTTGACCTGGGCCGAAACGATATTAAAGGCCGGTTCATTGACGGCGGAGCCTACGATGTAGCCAATAAGATTAAGGTTGAGCATGGCTTTGATATGCCAACATACGAGCTTGCTGACGAATTTTTGAAGGATTACGCTAAGGCTGACGATGATGATATTGACGATTTATCTGACGAATTTTTGAAGGCTTTGTTGGAGGAATATCGTATCATATTGACGAATGAATTTGAATGGTTGACTTCTGATGAATGCGTTATTGATACCATGCGGGCCAACGAATACGAATTTAACGAGGATGGCTCCCTGGCTTAAATTGGTTATCTGACGAGGCCACAAGGCCGAAACAGCCCTACGGGGCTGTAATAACCTAAACCCTAAAACAATGAACCAAGAGACCGCCTATCACTACACGATTACCAACGTTTGGTTTGACCCTGACACCAAGGAACGAAACGAGAATGTCTTCACCTGCGATGACGATGGCCAAGTCCCCAATTACATTTACTGCCATGACGAGGCTGACGAATTACCCGGCCCTGGCGTTGACTATACCACCGTTAAGGAGCAAGTTTTCACCTTTGACGAGGGTGACGATGTTACCCCTGGCGATTACCGTTTGATTAGCCAATCCACCAAAATCTTAATCTAAACCCCAAACCATGAAAGACGGACAAACATTTGGCCAATGGCTGAACTGGGACTTTAAGACCAATGGGGACCTTGAAATTATAGACAAAAATAACCATCGTGTCTATGGTGAAGATTCAAGTGGATATTGGTTTAAATCCAAATTTGATTTTTATGGCGATGTCATCTACTTTGAGGATTCAGTTGGTGCAATCGTTGACAACCGCACTCCCGAAATCATCGAACACAACGGACGCAAATACCAACTAATACCCTAACCAAACACTAAACCCCCCACCATGACAATCAAGCAAGTATTGAAGTCCAGGCTTCCAGAACCCATCGCAAACTCAGCGATTTTTGCCATCCAAATGCAACACATCGGCCCCAAGCAAATCCCCCACGATGCTGACGATGTATGCACCAACGATAGCCTTGACGAGGCCCTGCACTCGTTCCATTGGGATTCCACGGACGAAGGCCACCAGTATTGGTACGCCATCCACAAGAAGTATGTCCGGGATGACGAGCGGGATTCCTTTGACAACATCTTCGCCTCAGAGAACTAACGATGCCCGCCTTTGACGATGATGCCCTCAGCGATGGGCTTGCTATGTCCACGCCATCCCGGAGGAGGACGATTTCCCTTGACTTCTACATCTGGAAGAACAAGGCCAAGTCGCTGACCGACCCCGAAGAACTGTCGTTGATGATGGACGATTATTACATGGCCCAAGCCGAAACGATCAAGGATCCCCAACTGAAGGCTTTGACGATTCTGGCCGTTGGGAATATTGATTGGTACGCCATCGCCGAGGAGCTGATTACGACAACGAATTTCAAGGCCGAGACCAAGAACTGAGATGCACAATTCTAAGGGCATTAAGGGCGATATACGCCTTGATTTTGACGAAGCGAACCAACTGCTCATCGCATTGAGGAAAGCCGATTTGGAAGGCTCCCTGGCGTTCAAGGTGGTGCATCGCAAGGTCCGGGAGATTGTTGATTATCACCTTTACAAGGCCGCTAAGGGAGAGATGAAGTTGGCCAATAAGTATTTCTGCAACAAGAAGATGAAGAACGGCGTGAAGCGTGCAGAGGTTGGTCCTTGGTTTCCTTTGCCCCCCGTGTTGGTCTATGACCTTCGCAGGCACCTGGCCGCCGGTGACATCGTGCGGATTGCGAACGAGAATAATTGGAATTACAAGACCGTGAGGCATTGCCTTGATTTGCCTTCGGTGACGGTCACTCCAAGAGGCGTGACGAAGGTCAGGGATGCACCCCTCCGCTATCCCTTGGCCGTGATTAACCAACTGCTGAAGGCCGCTGAGAACAACCGAAGACCGGTGAAGCATACCCGAAGAAAACAAGTGCGATTGCGAGTTTACATTGAAAAAAACCTTAAACCCTTTTACCATGAATTTGACATCATTGAACCCTACATCCCAGGAACCCCTCGCCAGCTGGCTAAAGCACATAAAGAGAGCGTGCAAGCGAAGTATAAAGCCGGATTACTCCGAGGTGAAGTCCCCGTTCAGGATTGATTGGGCCTTGTATGGCCGCTACCTGGACGCAAAAAAAGCCATTTAATCAACCCTCAAACCCAAACGAGATGAACCATCCCCTATACGATTTGAGGGAGGCGGCGCAATACCTAAGACTGTCCACCCACGGCGTTCGGTATGCCGTACGAAACGGCTACCTAAACAAACTGCAACCACGGCCTGGGTCAAAAATCAGATTCACCAAGGCGATGTTGGACGCATATTTATCAGGAAACAATAACCCCCAAACCAAACCATGAAACCAAAACCACAAACCGTTACCCGGCCCGAAGCCATCAAAATCCTGATGAAGCGTATGGGCCTAACCCTGGACGAAATCGCCAAAGAGTGCGAGGTCTCCATATCCACCGTGTTCTGGTGGAGCCAAGGCATCACGAGAATCAAGCAATTTGATGCGATTGATGCCTATTTCAAAGTCGTATGCGATGAGTACGAACCGGCATCGCCCAGAGTCATCAAAGCCTGCCTGACCAAGCCCGACCTCACGATGCCCCTCCGAGATGATGAGTATCGGAGGCTATTGATGGCGAGGAATAAGACGAGCATTGACAAAATCGCCCGAACCCTCAACATTGACCGCAATTATGTGTACCAATGGAGCCACGGGATTGGGAAGAAACAGGATGTCAATAAAATTATTGAAAATAATTTTTCCAAGGTGGCGCAAGCAGGGTAAGACCCGCTATATTTGTTCACACTTTCGTTCATAACCCTAAACCCTAATCTTATGACACACGAAACCAAGGCCAAAATAAAGGCCGCCATTGCCACGGGCTACATTATGCTGACCACGATGCTGGGCATTGCATTCTTTGGCCGATTCATCCTCGCTTTAATCCTTAACCCCTAAACCCTAAACAATGAACCTATTACAACAAATGAACGCAGCGGAGTATAAGAAGCTCCTTGAGTTCAAAGAAAAATTCCCGACCCTTGGCGAGGACTTGATAAAAGTCTTGACCGACAAAATTGTTGTCATCCACCTAACCGTTGCCGAGTATGTCAGCCTATGCGATGCCTTGGGAATTTATTGCGCCCCGGCATTAAACCAAGTATTTCAAGCCTTTAAATCCAAACCATGAAACAAAACCTCACCGCAGAGCAGCTCGCTAAGATAGCCGAGCCTCTACCACCCGAAGCAATTTCGGCCCACCCAACAAGAACCGGGATGTCCACGATTAAGGGCATCTTCGTCACCGAGCGACTCAACGAGGTCTTTGGTGTTGGGGAATGGATGGTCAAGACCAAACTCTTGGCCCCAATCTCCATCATCGTCAAGACAACATCCTCTGGCAGGGAGCGCACCGAGTACACCGCTCTCTCCAAGACCATCCTTGAAATCCCATCCGCAGGCATCTATTACGAGTGCATAGCCTCGTCCACGAACGATGATATGGGCGATGCTGCGAAGGGAGCGACAACGGATGCCATCACCAAAATCGCCTCTTGGATTGGGATTGGGATTGATGTTTACAAAGGCAAGCACGGTGCGCCGGTCATCCCTGCAAAGCCCTATCAAGCCCCTCCAAGGAACGATGTGGCTCCTCCAACCAAGACCCGCACCACGGCACCCGTCATCATCCCTGCCGGTCTGCAAAAGATTCACCAAGAATACATCTTGGAGCGTGCGGTCAAGGCCACCGACCAAGAACGCAACGACCCACGGTTCGCCCCGACCGAGGATTGGACTGAAGAGCGTTACCGCAAGGGGATTGAATACTTTAAAAATCGTTAATTATGGAACTCGTATCTATACCCAGGAGTGATGTCGGCAAGGCCGACATCGCACTCCTCACCACCAACCTGGTGGATCGCATCAACGAAGGGCATATCAATGCCCTGGAAGCCCACATCAAACTCAAAGCCATCCACAAGGCGATTGAGGCCGTTATCAAGCAGACGGAAGAAACTGTTGCTGATGAGGCCGCCAAGCATCCCGGCAAGTCCTTTGATGTTTACGGAGCGAGTGTTCAGATAAGGGAAGGATCCCTTGGCCCGAACTGCGACCAAGACCCGATATACTCCCAAATGAAAGCGGCCCTCAAAGACCGAGAAGAACTGCTGAAGCTTGCGTTCAGGCAGGCAGGCAAGTCAATGATTGTGGACCCTAACACGGGTGAAGAAATCCCCGTGTGCGAAGCCAAGGCCACCAAATCGTCCATCGCAATAACCTTCAAATAATGAGCAATATGACCGCAATGGAATGGCTAATCAAGGAATTACGCCTCCGAAAATTGGAAGATATGGAAAGGGACAACGGTGAGTTTTTCCTTACCGAAACCTTAGAATCCGCTTTGGCTCGTGAAGCCGAGCAGAGAGACGCTGATTACCAGCGTGGATTGCAGGAATGCACCGAAGAACACGAAGCCAACCAGGGCAACACGATTGATGATTTACCCAATTAACCAACCCTTAAATCCAAAAACAATGAGAAAACTAACTTTAAAACACGATGGAAATTGTGCTTTTGACGCTACCATTGAGCATAATGGTCAATGCGACCCAAAAGAATCATATCTCGCCATAACCCTAAAAGACCAAGGAAAGTTTCGGGCAAAAGTTGAATGCATTGGCAACAGCGAAGACCCAAGCCAAATATCCGAGGTAAGGCTCGTTTTTCTTGGAGCAGAAGAGAAATCCGCAATGGCAAGAGTTTTTAAGGAGTTTGCCAAAGAACTTGAAGACAACCTTTTCTTTTTTCCTATCTAACCAACCCTTAAACCCAAAAACAATGAACACGAATCTATTTGAAACAACCCCCAAGACCCGCTACGCCCCCGCCAAGCCAAAGGTATTTGGCTCCGAGCAAGACCGCTACAACCGCAAGGTCAAAGCGTTCTGGATGATTTGGACCGCCTCCTTCAATGGAGTTAGGAACCTTGACATCAACAAGATTATGACCGACAACAATGTGGGTCGCACCTTCTACCTAACAATGCGTGACCAAGGCATCATCGCCAAAGGCTCTCGTCCAGGGCAAAACAAGTCGCTGTATTACTCCGACTTCAACAAGGTCCCTACCCAAGAGGACATTGATAAGTGCATCAACGAGCAAAGCGTGAAGATTAAGGAAGTGTTCAAGACCTTCAAGGCCAAGCGAGCCGTTGTCCAGAAGCCCAACGAGATGGACGCTACCCTCAAAGACCTTCTGGCGAAAGCCGAGGAAGCCAACAAGCGTGTTGCCGAGTTGCTCTCAAGGTATCAATCAAGATCGTAAATGCGAACCATCCTCCTCCTATTCCTGCTCACGGCCTGCACCAACAATCGCCCCTGGAGGGTGATTGAGGTGCGGGCCAAGGGGGATGCTTGTGAGTATGTGCTATCCCGTAGCAACGGATTCGGGCCGCAGATGAAGACCCTGACCGATTCGTGTGGTGCGTACAAACTATTTCAAACCTTAAGCCTATGAAACCAGAAATTGAAAACCTAAAAGCACAGATAAGAGGCGTCAAGCTTGACTTCTACCAAAAAGGGTTGGCACTTGATGAATTTTACAAATTAATTGATTATGTAACTGAACTTGAAAAATTGAGCCAACCGCTTGTTAGCAGTTCGGTTTGCACTTGCAGAAATGCCGAAACGGAAAGGGATTCATTATTCCCAGTATTTTGCACGAATTGCAAGGCTTATGTGCAAACTGACCGCTAACTCGCTCATTCGTGAACCCACCGTCAGCCTATAACCTTACCAATCAAACCTTAAGCATATGAAACGATTCTTAGTATTTGCAGGTGATGCCTATTATCCTGAAGGAGGGATGAATGATTTTCAGGAGGACTTTGACACCTTGGAAGAGGCCAAAAGTTTTGAAGCAAAAATCATAGAAAAGTTTAAACTTTTATGGAAGGACAGCTGGAAGAATTTCAAATGGAGTGCCATTTGGGATTCGGAAACGCGAACGCACGTTTAATATGCAATCGGATACAATGAATGAGAAATCGGTCAATAAGCACCCTTATCGCATATAATGAATGATTAATCCGTCAGCCCATAGCATGAAAACGATATACTTTCAACCAAAGGGAATAAACCCGAAATTTTGCGAAGCAGGTGTCATTCACGAAAGCGACAATGAATCTATCCGCTACTTAAGTGAACCTTGCAAAGTGTCAATTAATGATGTAAAAATCATACCAAACGAGAGCGTCACTTATGATGAAAAAAATGGGTTATATCTTGTTCGGGAAAGTACTCATTCGTGAACAAATCGTCAGCCTCTATTCTTACCAAACCTCCCCCAGCGTCAGCCTATAAACTGACCAACCAAACCCCTAACCCTAATGCGACCCAACCCCGAATGCTACCTTGACCAGGACGAGTATGTCAAAGACCTGGAGGATTATGTGGACAAAATTGAGCGAGAAAACTTGATTTTTCAACAAAACCTCCTATATATATATAATTATATAGACAATTCTATACATATAAATAATACTAATACTCTAAACACTCTAAAGGGTAGAGATAAAGGAGGGGGTGTGGGGGAGGAAAAAGAGAAGGGAACGTCCAAATACTCCAACAAAAACATCCGCAGGAACTCTAAACACTCCCAAGAAGAAATGATGGCTATGTTTGAGGGCTTCTGGAACTTCTATGACAAGAAGGTCGGTAAGGACAAAGCCATCCTCGCTTGGTTCAAACTGAGCGATGAAGAGATTGAGAAAATCCGCAATACCCTTCCGACCTATTTAGAGGCTCACAGAGAGCGTAAGTTCCGTAAAGACCCCGTAAGATACCTAACCCATAAAGCGTTCAATGACGAGCTTCCTACGCAGTCTGGAGGCCATTCCCAACACAAACCCTACCATTCAACCCAAAACGATGAACAACCACTCCGATTTTACACGCCTCCCAGCGGAATTGTACGCTGAATACCAAGACCGACTCCTCGGCATCCTCATTTGCGAAATCATCAAGCCGGGGGATATCGTCCTCCAACTCCGAGAGGAGTATTTTGATGAAGGAATCCGCAAGAATACCTTCAAAGCCATTCGGAGCCTTCGGGCCGAGGACAAGCCCATCAACACGCTGACCGTCCGTTCACGGATGATTGAGATGAATGTCCCCACCGATGTGGTGTTCCTTGCAAGCCTTGACTCAGGGCTTTATTCCCACGATGGATGGAAGGTGTACCGGTACGAATTGCATTGCCGGTACATCCACGACCAAATTGAGAAGACCAAGATTGACTTTCTCAAGCACCAGGATGTTGATCGCCTCTACAAGGAAATCCAAGACATCAAGTCTTTAGACCCCGACCCGATTGCTACCGAGGTTCACGAATTGCTCTTGGGCTTTATGATGGGCCTCAACGAGGTCATCACGGGAGCGAAGGACAACAGCATCACCCGAACCTTTCATCACAACACCGACAGCCTGATAACGGGCTTCAAGCCTTCGGAGTTCATCATCCTGGGTGGCCGTCCTGCAATGGGCAAAACCACCTTGGCCCTGCAATACGCTCTCAACCAAGCGATGAACAAAAAGCCTGTGGCCTTCTTCACCTTGGAGATGTCCACGGAGCAACTGATGACCCGATTGGTTTCCAACCTTGCCGAGGTGGATGGAGAGGTCTTCCTGGACATCAAGGAACGGATGAATGGTCAAGACTTTTTGGCCATCTCTCAGCACATTGATAAGGTCAAAGGCGCACCGTTGCACGTTGTGGATGTCCCCGGCATTGACCCTCAGCGGATGGAATTGGAGTTGATAAAACTCATCAAGAAGCACAAGATTGAAGGGGCATACATTGATTACCTCCAACTGATTTCTCCCCTGCCAGAAGACCGAGGCAAGCCCCGAATTGACCAAGTGACCAACATCTCCAAGTACATCAAGACCATCTGCAAGAGGCTCAACATTTGGATTTGCTTGGTGTCATCGTTGTCCAGGGGCGTGGAGCAGAGGGACTCCAAGCGTCCCAAACCGAGCGACCTGCGTGAAACGGGCCAACTTGAATATGATGCCGACAAGATTCTGTTCGTGTATCGTCCTTCCGAGTATATGGAAGACCACGATCCCCAAAAGCAAGAACTCATTGACCTCCTTGAAATCCTTGTGAGGAAGAATCGGAATGGGAAGATTGGCACGGCTATGGGGAAAATTAAACTTCAATACACAAAAGTGTTGGATTTTAATGGAAACATTCCTACCTTTGAGGAGAAGATTCAAACCCTAAAAGCGCCATTCTGATGAAATTACTTGAAAGAATTATTGAAACCTATCCAGACGAGCAGTTCTTGAAAGCCGATGGATTAGATGACGCTATCATAGGCGTGGATGAAAAGTCAATGGTATTGATTTATAGCGTGTCCAAGTGCATAGACATTCTTGCAGAGAAGATTGGTTCTGTTGAGGAGGCCATTGAATACTTTTCCTTTAACGTATCGGGGGCCTATATGGGAGAGAAAACCCCGATTTGGTGCCAAGACCTTTATTGAATTTGATATGAAATACGTTGGAAAGTGCGATAAGCACGGCCTGATACAACACGATGTGACCCAGGCACAAATAGACATCAAGGGCGGTCCGTATTGCCCCTATTGCGGTTCTCTCGTTGATGTCATCGCAAAAAACACCGACAACAAAAAGCCCAAGACCAAATGATAGGAAAGATTGAACACACAATGGCCGAAGACATTATCGGCATTGTATCGGATTACTACGGAATCCACAAGGACAAGTTGTTCAGCAAGACCCGTTTGTGGGATGTCGTTCACGCAAGGCAAGTGGCCTGCTATATGATTCGCAAGTACACCAACATCCCCAAGCTTGCGATTGGAAGGCAATACTTCAACCAAGACCACTCCACCATCATCCATTCAATTCGGGCGGTTGAGAGGGATATTATGACCGATTACCGAGGCACGGAACGAGATGTCCAGGCCATCACCCAGGCGATTGAAGACCAACAGTCTGTCAGGATAAAAAAAGACCAAAGCAAGTATGTTGTCTTGCTGAAATTCAAGGCCGAGCCAGAGATGTATTTTGGCCCAGAGATGTATTTTGGCCCTTGGGAAACCGCTGAAATAGCGAACCAAATGTTGCAAGACAGAATAAAGCCGATGTTGGATATGAATGAGTGTGAGTCGGCTACCGTTATCAAAGTGACTTCCATAGAATGAGATTCCGAAGAAAATCAACCCCGATAGAGCTATTGTTGGATTGGCTATCCACGCTGCCCCCTTTGGTCACCAAGCAAGATGTTGTCAAGCGAGTGATGAAGATGAAGGAAACTGAAACCAAGCACCTCGTGAGTGCTTATCAGGAGGGCTATGATGCATATTCGCATCCCAAGAATTACACGGTCTCTGCCTCTGAATGGTACTCCCATAGGTATAGACGAGTTGAAGAAAGAGGGTACCGCAAACAAAAACCACACCATAAAATCGTAAAAAATGTCAAACCAATCAAATCAAAAAGTGTACGCAAAGGGGATTTACATTAACAAGAAAATCATCTCCGGGAAGGAGTTGTTTGAGATGTCTTGTAATGTGGATCAGTTCATCGCCTTCCTCCAAGAGCATCGGGACGAAAAGGGCTATGTCCGTATCGCCTGTTGGCCGAAGCGTGAAGCCGACAAGTATGGCACCCACAATGCCGAGTTGAACACCTGGAAGCCTAATTCGGCTCAAGCCTCTGCCCCTGCTCCTAAAGACGATATGCCGTTCTAATGGGGGTATTCGCAAAATGGCCGACATTGCTCTCAGCGGTGTTGTGCGTGGTGAAGTTGTTGTTGCCAAGTTCGGGGCTGACCTGGATGTGGTGCTTTGCTCCGCTTTGGATAACATTCGGCTTCATCTTCGTGTTCGTGTCGCTCGTGTTTGTTATCGCTCTAATCATCTCGGACGAGAAGAAAGGCTCTAAGCCTTTCTCTCACCGGGTGAGGAATGTCTTTGGCAAACGATACACAACGACAACGACCTAACAAAGAATGAAGAAATGCCCAAGCCCAAAGGTTCCCGTACAATCCGAATACGACCTCCAAAAGAGCCTATGCCTCTACATCCGACTCAATTACCCACAAGCGATATTCACTTCTGACTTATCGGGCATACGATTGCCAATGGGCCTTGCCGTGAAAACCGCTAAACTCCGCTCGTCAAGAGCGATACCAGACCTGCTCATCTTTGAGCCAAGGAAAGGGTATCACGGCTTGTTCATTGAACTGAAGCGTCCAGGGGTGCGGTTCTTCAAGAAGAATGGCCAACCAGCAACGGAACATTTTGCCGAGCAATGGGAGATGATTCAGCGGCTCTTGAAGAAGGGCTATCTCGCTTGCACGGCCAACTCCTTTGATTCGGCCAAGGCCATCATAGACAGCTATTTCACCGAATAACCACTAATTTTGAGCCTATGAAACGAATAGTCATCAAGGAAGGAAAGAATTGGGCCGAGAACGACCCGATGCTCCCAACAATAGGCACGGTATGGCGGAGGGAATACGAGTTCACGGAGTCTTGCCTTTACAAGCAAACAGGATTGGAAGGCTATGGCATCAACAAACTTTGGGGCGTGTCTGGATTTCCCTACCACAAGCGAAATTCGGTAAGGGTATGTTGGATGCCCCACGAGCAAGGGCAATATATCAAGATGTACGCCACCTCGTATGTGAATGGCGTTCGGGAGATACGCTACCTCTGCCAGGTTCAGTTCGGGCAGAAGGTCAGGTGCTTAATATCCAACCAAGGCAACAACGCTTCGGTATGGATTAACGATGTGTCCACGACCTTCAAGGTTCGCATACCGCTCATCACCTACACGCTTCCTGCGTACTTTGGTGGTGTGCCTCCTGCTCCGCACGATATGATTATCAAACGCTTAAAATAAACGCTATGCCAGAGTTCAGAGGATGGATGATAACCAAGTCATCCGCAAAAGGAAAGAAATACACGGCCACCAAGGATGGCAAGACCGTGCAGTTCGGGGCATCGGGCTATACCATTGCTCCAGGCACTCCGAAGGGGGACAACTATTGCTCTCGTTCTGCTGGTATCAAAACGGAGACGCATTCTCCGAATTGGTTCGCAAGGGCGTTGTGGTCTTGTAAGGGATCCAAGAGCGCAGACAAGAGACCGTTCTTCGGAGAAATTGATTTACCCTAAAACAAAATGGAAAGACTAACCCTACACCACGGAGATTGCCTAAGCGTTCTCCGAAACCTCCCCGACTGCTCCGTTGACTCGATAGTAACCGACCCGCCTTACGGGTTGTCCTTCATGGGCAAGCGGTGGGATTACGATGTGCCAAGCGTTGAGGTCTGGGCCGAGTGCCTTCGGGTCTTGAAGCCGGGCGGTCATCTGCTTGCGTTTGCAGGAACGAGGACGCAGCACCGAATGGCGGTAAGGATTGAGGACGCAGGCTTTGAGATTCGGGACATGATTGCTTGGGTGTATGGGTCGGGGTTTCCGAAGTCGTTGGACGTAAGCAAGGCGATTGATAAGGCGGCAGGAGCGGAGCGGGAGGTGGTAGGTGAGCGCAAGCAGAGAGGCAGGCTTGCCGAGGATGCGCCCTTCCAGAAGAACACGAGCAACAGCCTTGTCGAGGTGCTCACCGCCCCCGCCACCCCCGAAGCAAAGCAATGGCAAGGCTGGGGGACTGCACTCAAACCAGCACTTGAACCGATTACGGTGGCTCGGAAGCCCTTGATTGGCACGGTAGCCGAAAACGTTCTGCAACACGGGACGGGTGCGATTAACGTGGATGGGGGAAGGGTGGGAACGGAGCAAGTGTTTACGACTGCACACAAGACTTTGGGAGATGGTATCAAGTACGGAAAAAGCAAACCGTTTCCAGCCTCTGAAATGAGAACTGGCCGCTGGCCCGCCAACTTCATCCACGATGGGAGCGAGGAAGCCACCGCCCTGCTTGGGGCTTCGGCTCGCTTCTTCTACTGCGCCAAGGCAAGCAAAGCGGATAGGGACGAGGGGTGTGATAAATTGCAAGAGCGTTCTGCGGGCGAATGCGTGGATCGTGTTGAAGGAAGCGCAGGGATGGAAAGCCCAAGGGCAGGGGCAGGCAGGACAAGCGGATCACGCAACCACCACCCCACCGTCAAGCCCACCGACCTCATGCGATACCTCTGCCGACTTGTAACCCCACCAAGCGGAATCGTCCTCGACCCGTTCATGGGGTCAGGCTCAACGGGCAAGGCAGCGATGCTGGAAGGGTTTGCGTTTGTCGGGATAGAACGGGAGGCAGAGTATGTTGAGATAGCAAAGGCAAGGATTGAAGCGGTAAAGAATCTATTTTAACCGAGATGCTCAGCGAAACCAAAGAAATCAAACTCTATAAGCTCCGCAACAATGTCGGGCAGATAGAGGGGCTTCCCAAGAACCCAAGGCTCATCCGGGATGACCGCTTCCACAAGCTCGTCCAAAGCCTCAAGGATGACCCAGAGATGCTCAAACTTCGGGAGCTTATCGTGTTTCCTTTGGAGGAAACATTTGTGGTCATTGGGGGCAATATGAGGCTCAAAGCCTTGAAGGAACTGAATTACGATTCGGCCCCCTGCAAGGTTCTATCCGCAGACACGCCCTTGGAGAAACTGAAGGCCATCGCCCTGAAGGACAACTCGGCCTTTGGGGATTACGATTACGATGCCTTGGCAAATGAGTGGGATGCTCAACTCTTGGCCGATTGCGGTATAGATGTCTGGCAGATGCCCGAAGAGATTGAGAAAGAGTTGGAAGAGGAAGAGGAGCGGAAGGACAACGCTAAGGCTCAGAAGATTATCCTCCGATTTAACAAAAAGGAGTTTCTCTATGTGAGGGATGAACTTTTATCTTTGGCCGAAACCTTTGAAGAAGCGGTTGTTTACCTCCTAAAAAAACACAATGGCCAAAATAACGATTGAGTTTGACACAGACAACGAGCAGGATATGGTCAATTACAAGAAAGCCATCCAAGCCCCTGCGATGTACCTCGCCTTGGCCGAACTTAAATACCACACCTTCAGCGATGAACCAGAGATGCAGGAGCGAGTTGAATCGGTCTTAGCCGATTTCAAGATTGAAATGGATGACCTTTACGATGACCCACTCTTAACCTAACCTATGATAACGAAACACAGCAAGAATGTTCACTCCGTGGA